TAAGCGGGCGCGAGCTGTACAGCGCACAGCAGACCGTGCCGCAGGTGACCCACTCGATAACCGCACGTGGCCCCAATCGGCTGACGGCAAACAGCCGAATCATTTTCCGTGGCCGCGTGTTCCAGCTTTTGGGCGCGGGCCGGGACAAGGACGAGCGTGGCATCCTTGTTGATGCGCTTGCGGTCGAGGTGACCGATGGGTAGCGCGATGTCGCTCAAGCTTATCGGAGCGGACGAACTCAAGGCCGCCTTTGAAGAAATCTCCAAGGGGGCAGAGCGTCGCGTGCTGCGCAGGGCAACCACGGTTGCGATGGGAGAGCAGGTTAAGGCCGCGAAGGCTCGCGCCCCCTTTGGCGAAGGATTGCTGAAAAAGTCCATCGGGATCAACGTCAAAACCTACCGCAATTCTGGTGTCGTCGTGGCCACGGTTGGCCCGCTCTGGAACGTCAGCCGTCCCGACAATGACCGGCATGGCAACGTGAAGACCCGGACTGTCACCAGGAAGAGCCGGAACGGGAAAGCCCTGCCGCCGGTGACCTACAACCGCGAGATTAAGCCGGCATTTTACGGGGTCCCCGTCGAGTTCGGGCACGTGACGAAGGGTGGCCGATTCGTCCCGCCGCGAGCCTTCATGCGCGGATCGTTCACCGCCACCGCGCCATTCGTGCTGATGAAATGGGAGGACGCGATGATGGCGGGTCTACTCAAAGAAGTCGCCAAGGTCGGCGGGAAGGGATAGCCGTGTCCGTCGAGTACGCCATCCGCCAGCTTCTGCTGGCAAACGTCACCATCGCCGCCGCCAGCGCCAAGGTCGTGCCTAAGACCGCGAGCATGGGCGACCCCAAGCCGTTTTGCATCTACAACCGCGTCGGCTACCAGCCAGACCACCACTTGCGCGGCAAGAACAGCGGGCGCGCATTGGTCCGTGTGCAGCTCGACTGGTTTGCGGCGAGCTACACGCAGGTCATGAATCTTGGCACCGCCACCCGCGCAGCCCTCGACGGCTTCGCTGGCACGGTGGTGGTAGACGGCATGCCAGTGGTCCTGCATACGCTCTGGCAAGAGGACGAGCGGGACGAGTACGTGCCTCCGACCGACGCTTCGGACATCGGCGTCTATCGCCTGTCGATGGACTTCGCCTGCTCGGCAACGGTGGCGATCAACGCTCCTGCGTGACTCTTTGCAGCGAAGAGTTCACGTCCTTGAGGGAGGCATGCGCTAGGGTGGCCAGAACCGATCTGAGGACCCACCCATGCCAACTCCCCGCGCCCCTATTGATGGCGGCGGCACGACCCTGACCTTTCCGGGTTTGACCGCGAACGTTATCGAAATCAAGGAAGACGGCGAGTCGGTCAAGACCATCGACACGACCCACCTGGGCACCGCCAACTACGAGACGATGATTGTCGCGAAGCTGAAAAGCCCGGGCAAAGTGTCCGCGAAGATCGAATATGATCCAGCCTCACGCCCCGTTGTCGGCTCTACCGGTTCGCTGGTGCTGGTCTACCCCTTCACCGCGCCCGTCACCCACACGTTCGCCAATACCTACCTTGTAGGGTTCAATCCCGAGGCGGTCAAGCAGGGCGAGAAGCTGATGGCGTCGGTTGAATTCCAGCTCAATACCGGCCCCGTGGTGAGCTGAGTATGCTGACCGCCGCCGATATTCTTGCGATCAACGACGCCAAGATCGAATCCGTTTACGTTCCCGAGTGGAAGCAAACGGCCTACGTCCGCGTGATGTCCGGCTCTTCCCGCGACGGATGGGAAGGTGAATGCCTGGCCGCACGTGAAGCCAAGGCCCAGCTTTCAAACCTGCGTGGCCGGTTCTTGGTCCGCGTGCTCTGCAACGAACAGGGCGAGCTGCTCTTCACCGCCGACCAGGCCGAAGCCCTTGGCGGTAAAAGCGGCATCGCTCTCAATGTCCTGTTTGAGGCGGCGACCCGCCTCAACGGGATGGGCGGCGAGGCTCAGAAATCAGTGGGGGAAGACTCCGACGCCGCCCCGAGCGACGTTTCTGGTTCCGCCTCGCCCTGACCCTCGGGATGTCGGTCCGGCAAGCACAGGCCGAGATCGACGCGCAAGAGTTCACAGAGTGGATGGAGTTCTACCATCAGGAGCCATGGGGCGAATGGCGCAGCGATCTGCGTGCGGGGATCGTGGCCGCCACCGTCGCCAATTCGGCCGGCGGCAAGTCGACGTTCCAGGCCAAGGACTTCATGCCCGATTTCACCGACAACAAGCCAGCAGCGAAGGTCAACGACCCACGGGCCATTGAGGCATTCTTCTTGCGCAAGGCGCGTGCTGTCGTCGAAGCGCAGCGGCGCGGGTGATCTATGGCCACCGTTGGCAAACTGAATGTCTCGCTAGTCGCAAACACCGCGCAATTCACCGCTGGCCTACAGCGGGCGAGTAAGCAGGTATCGAGCTTCGCCACTGACGTTGCGGGCATGGCTGCCGGCGTGGCGAAGTGGGGCGCGGCGGCAGCGGCGGCGGCAGCCGCGGCCGGCGGCTATCTGGTTAAGCAATCGCTGGCGACCATCGACGCGCAAGCCAAGGTGGCCGACTCGCTGGGCATCACGACGACAGCCCTTACCGGCATGCAGTACGCCGCGGGGCTCAGCGGGGCAAGCACCGAGGATCTAAACAAATCGCTGCGGGAAATGTCGCGGACCGTTGCGGATGCAACTGCAGGCGTCCCCGTTGCGACCAAGGCGCTCAAGGACCTCGGCCTAAGCGCGAGCGAGCTAGCGGGACTGCGCCCCGAAGACCAGTTCGGAAGGTTTGCCGACGCCATCAACCGGTCTGCCGATGCCGGCGCCAAGTTAAACGCCAGCAACGACATTTTCAAAAAGTCCGGCCTGCAAATCCAGGCGGTTCTGGCCAGCGGTTCTGCCGGCCTGGCGCAGCAACGGGCCGAAGCTGAGCGGCTCGGCATCACCTTCTCCCGCTTCGACGCTGCCAAGGTCGAGCAGGCCAACGACGCATTCTCCCGTGTGGCTGCGATCCTTGGCGGCGTCGTCAACCGCGCTGCAATCGCCCTGGCCCCGATAATCCAAGGCGTTTCTGACGACGTGGTCGCCATGGCCGGCCGGTTCGGCGGGGCCGGCGCCATCATCGACCGCACCATCGACCTCGTGGTTGAGTTCGGCGCCAACGTTTACTCCGTGGCGCGGAACGCCTACGATGTTCTTGGCGAATTCTTCGGCGCTCTGGTAGATGTCGGGGCCGGGTTCCTCGGCGCGGCAGACCGGGCCGGCTACCTCAATAGCCTGCTCGGTGTCATGCGCGGGTCGTTCCAGGGGTTGAAGCTTGCCGGCGTCAGCATGGGCGAGGCGATCATCAATGTTCTGCTCTACTACGATTCAAAATTTCAGCAGGTGTCGACCCTTGTCCGTGACGGATTCGCCCTGGTGAAAAATGCCGGGCTTTTCGCCTGGGAATCTATTCGCGTGGCGGTGACCTACACAATCGCCTACATGGGCGTGCGGTTCGCCTGGATGCTGGACCAGGCCGGCGCAGCGGTTGGCGTGTTCAATTCGGCGATGGGCCAGTCGATGGGCAACGCCGCCACGGCGCTGCGTAGCGGGACGGCTGAATATGTCGAGGAGGCAGAGGCTCGGCTTGCCGACCTGGGCGCGGCGGTCAAAACCTCGGCTGAAGACTTCGCCCAATCTGCTGCCGTCGCCATCAATCCCTTCAACGCCAGCGGACAGGGCGCGTGGTCTGCTACGCTCAGCGCGCTCAAGACCGAGTACCACGAGGCCGGAATTGAAACGGCGACCGCATTCTGGAAAGCCTACGACGGCGTCGACGTGGTGCGGGCGAAGGCCTGGGTAACGGCTGCCTACACCCGCTCAGCTGCTGCCGCCCAAGCGTCTGCCGATGGGGTGGCCGCGGCGCAATCGAAGGCGACGGCAGAAGCGGCCATCCTTGCCAGTATGAAAAGCGGCGAGGATGCGGCCATGGCCGCCGATGCCGCCCGCTGGCGCGCTGGATTGGATCAGGAGATCCTGGCCGAGGATGAATTCTATAACAAGAAGCTTGCCAAGCTGAAGGAATACAACGACAAAAAATTTACCTCAGACGCTGAGCATCGCCTGTTGGTCGAGCAGGAAGAGACGGCGCATCAGGAGCGAATCAATCAGATTCAGCGCAAGAGCGCTATGGCAGATTGGAAAAAGAAGGACCTGAGCGTCCAGCTTTCCGATGCCTCAAACTTCTTCGACGGCTTCGCCGCACTCAGCCAGACGCACAACAAGAAATTGCAGCGCATCGGCAAGGCCGCTGCGATGGCGTCGGCCGTGGCCAGCACTGCCGCCGGCATAATGAAATGCTTTGAGCAATTCGGCATCTGGGGCGTGGTCCCTGCCGCCGCTGTGGCTGCCGCTGGTGCGGTTCAGATCGCCGCAATCGCTAGCTCGGACAGCGGCGGAGGCGGTGTGCGTGCACCCAGTGGCGCGGTCCCGGCCCTGCCCGGCGCCACGCCAGGCGACAACGTCCCGGACACGAACCCATTCAGCCGGAACACGCAGCAACTGACGATTGTCGTCAATGGCGCCATGGTCGGGCGCGAGGGTATCAATCAGATGATTGACGAAATCAACGCGGCGCAGCGAGACGGCAAGCCCGTGCAATTGGTGGCCGCATGAAGACCCCTCGAATTGCCTGGGACAATCTATTGATGGCCACTGGTGCGACCGTCACCGCGTCCACCGAGGACGCCGGATATCCCGCCGTTGCGGCCTACGACTGGCGGACCTGCACCTGGTGGAAGCCGACCGCGACCGGCGCATCGACCCTGACCCTGGTCCTCGCCAGCGCGCAAACCGTGTCAGCGTTCGGCCTCTACGGGCACGACCTGGGGACCTTCGCGAACACGATCAAGCTAGATTATTCCACGGACGGCGGGGCGAACTGGATTACGGCAGTAGCCACCTTCACGCCGACCGGGACCGAGTGCGTATACAAAACGTTCGGGGCAACGTCGGCGCAGCGCTGGCGGGTCACGGTCACCTGCGCCACGACCGTCAGCAAAATCGGGTCCCTCTTTATCGGCACTGATCTGGTCATGCCCCAGGGCCTGCGCTCTGGCTGGGTTCCGCCACAGTTTGCGCGCAAGCCCGAGACGACCACAAGCCGCAGCGTCAATGGCCAGTTCCTGGGACGCTCAGTTATTCCGATGGCCGGTAGCGTTGACCTGGCGATTTCCAACGTGTCGGAAGACTGGGTCTATCTCTACTGGCTCGGCTTTCAAAAACACGCGGAACGCCGCCCGTTCTTCCTGCTTTGGTGGGAGGACGGTCGACCGCTGGACGCAGCGTGGTGCTGGACGGAAAGCGAAGGCGCGGTGACGGCGCAGTATTCAGAGCCAGGGTTCCTGAGCCTGTCGGTCAAAGCCGTCGCGGGTGTCGAATGACACTGGCCAGCGAAGCGGCCCGCGTCGGCCGACAGCCAGCGATCGTCCTGGAAATGGACTGCGATACCTGCTCGCGAGTCTACGGCACCGCGCCATGTACCGCCGCCATTGGCGTCACCGGCACGCAGCGATGCTTCAATACCAAAAAAACCTGCCAGGACCCGGCAAATTTTGACAAGGCAGTCCAGCTTTTCCGCTTCTCAGATCGTCCGCTCACCTTGACCGGCGGGTCCTGACATGCCTGCTCGTGCCGGTGGCGGCACGACTCTGACCTTCGACGGGTTTGTCGCGAACATCATCGATATTAACGAAGAGGGCGAATCGTGCGGGACCATCGACATCACGCACCTAGGGACCACCGGCTACGAGAAAAGCATGGCCGCCAGAGTCCTGAACGTGGGCAAGGTTTCGACAAAGATTGAGTACGACCCGGCCCAGCGTCCAGCCGTTGGATCATCGGGGACGTTGGTCATCACGTTCCCCGGCCCTCCTGTCATTGTCGAAACATTCGCAGGCGCAGTTATCGAAACATTCGTCGTTGAAGGCGTTTCGCATGGCGACCGAATACAGGCAACGGTCGATATCATTTTGGCGACCGCAGATCCCTGCGTCCCCGTGGCGATTACGTCTACTCCCCCAGGCTCCTTTACCCCAGGTATCACATACACCTACGCCCCGACCGCGACAGGCACTGACCCTAAGACGTGGGCGCTACTGGCTGGCCCCGCAGGTGCGAGCGTCGTACCCGGCACGGGGTACCTCACCTGGCCGAATTCAGAACTTGCCGATGTAGTGTCCGGGTTGTCCCTGTGGCTGGATGCTTCTAATGTGGGCAGCGTTACCAGCGTAGGGGGGGCGGTACTGCACTGGAATGACGGATCTGCGTTCGGTAACCACGCTACTCAATCCGTCGAGGCTCTGCGACCGACGCTAAGCACGTCAGGGGGATTTCCGATTATCCAGTTTGCCCCGAATCTTCGGTTAGAGATAAGCCGCGTTATTCTAGGTTTGACGGAGTCATCGGCTCATACAATCGTAGCGGTCGCCTCCATATCCGAGGTGAACGGCAGTAACACCGCATTTTCCCAGCAGTCTTCCGGTGGGGTGTTTAACACCACCCTAATAATAGGCCCTACCT